TCAGGAGTACATACATTAAATAAATAATCATAATGTTCTTCTATATATCTAACAAATGGAATATTGCCTTTACAAAACTTTACAAAATTTTGCATAGGTTCATCAGAAGATAAATACCAAATAGTTGCAATACGTGAATCAATACGTGTCGGACACGCTCCCCACATAGCAATAACTTCTTTTTTATAATTAAAAAGAGTAAATGTTATTGTATTTTTTCTGTTAATACGAAATGGATATAATAACGAAAGTAATGGCTCTTTGTTAATTGTAGCTAATTCGAAGCGGTCAGTTTGTTTTAGTTTTGGGACAAGTTCAAAACAATCATCTGGGATTGCTATGTCCATATACATTATTTGCCACGGTACAATCTAGCAAAATCAGCATCAACTTCTTTAACAAATGCAGGGTCTCTATGTCTACTATCAAAGTATCTTGGGTCTCTCATTTTTGCTCTAACATCTTCTATTGTCAATTGTTGACGTGGTTCATATTGTTGTTGCGAACCAATGCTTTGTTTTTTATCTTCCATAAGTTGTTCAAGAAATTCTATACCTTCTGCATCTTGACCTAATTTATTTATTAATAATTCTGCTTGTGCAGGAGGATATGATACATCAAGCCATGATTCTACTGCGTCCATTCTTGCTTCTGCATTTTCTCCTAGTTTTGCCATTTCTTCGTCTGGATTAGGCATTTGATTAATTGCATGGTCAAAATACATATTAATACCTCTTTGATATTCTTCTTGTGTATATGCATTTTCTTTGCAATGCTCAGTCCACCATTGACCAATAGCCGACTCCTTAATCTCTTCTTCTGTTACTCCTTCAGGCATTTCAGAAACAACATATTCTTCAGGTGCTTCTGCTATTGCTTCGTCTGATAATTCATTTATTATTTGTTCTTTAAGTTCATCTTTTTTTCCGCCTACAAATTGTTCAAGATGTGCATTAGATTTAAGCAAATCGTCTGTGCGTACTTCGCCTGTTTCTGCGTTCCAAAATTTTTCAGGTACATTTTCTGGACGTTCTCTTATTGTTTCACGTGAAACATTTTGTGTTTCTTCAACTGGATTTATAGGTTGTACTTCATCTACATTAGGTTCTGCTTGTGCTTGTGTTTCATCTGACATTTAGTTTTTCCTTTACTATGTTTTGACTTAAACCTTTATTGGTTCGTCTTTGTATTAAGCCTACTAAATATCGTTGTCCTTCAAGATGTCGTAAAGCAGAATCAGTTATTTCAGAACCTGCAACTGCTTCTATTGTTATAGATTTAAGATATTCTAATACTTGTTTGCCATTTGGTTGTTTAAAAACACTTTGAAATAAATCATTAAGTTGTGTTTCATCATCTGGCTTACGTGTGAAATTATCAAGTCCAACTAAATTTTGGTTAGGCATTGGTTTCATAGTAGTAACATACTATTTTATGTAACTGCTTTCAAGGCTTTTCCAACTTCTTCTGCCTGAATAGGTTGACCTCCTTGTTGTTGTGTTTGTGCAAACTGTTGTAATTGTTGAGCGGCTTGTGCCATTTCTTCATTACTACGTATTAATTCTTCAGGTACACCTAATTTTTTAGCTATAAACTTTGCAGCTTGGTCTTGTTTAATAAGAATATTTAATAGTTGAGGGCCAACTCTTGCTTGTATAAGTCCTAAGAATCTATCTAATGTTGCTACATCTTGTTGTTGTTGGGCTTGTGCTAATGGTGATGATGAACGTATTTTTATTTCTCTACCATTAATTACAGGTATTTTAATTCTGCCTTGTTTTTTAAGAATATATACCACTCTTTGTAAAACAGGATTTACTAACTCTGCCTGTAGTCTGCCAAAAGCACTACCTATTTGTCTTGATAAATCAGCCATACGTTCTGCTACTTCTGTTGCAGACATAGGTGTTTTTTGATTAGGTTGTCCTAACATATCATTATATAATGCTTTTTTAATATTTGTTCTCATATCTTTTAAAACTAAATCTGAAACCTGAAAGTTACCTGCAGGTCTTACAGGTGTTAATCCAGTACTGCCTTGTGCTTTGGGTATAATCGTTCCGGGAATTAACTGTATATTATCTACATTTATGACTCCATCATCTTCTACTTGATACATACCTGATATTGCCATTTGTGCATTTTCTAATATAAGTTCTATAACAAGATTGGCTGTTTTAATTGCAGGTAACGCCATTTGTATTGGGCCACGTCCATAGACTTCACCTGCTACTTTTGACCATCTATAAACAACATACGGATTTGAACCCTGCCCTTTAAATATTTTTTCTAATATTTTATGCTCATACATTTCAGCAATAACACAAAAAATGTTTTCTTCTTCTTTAGTATTCTGATGATTACGATAAACAACTTCTAAAATAGAACATTCTTTTTCAGGATTTTTTTGCATATCCTGTTTCATTTTATCGGATATATTGGCATTAGGATATGCTATTTCTATTTGATTAAATTTTATATTTCTTCTTCTAAATACATGGTCAATCTTATCGTCATAGCCTGAATCTAATATAAGTTGCGGTAATGGTATAGATTTAAATTTTATAGGTTGTACTGCATCACCTTCTTCTACAAGTAAACACCCTGTTCCTACGGCACAATCTAAAAAAGTTTCATGCACTTCTTGAGAGAAATTACTGTTTTGTAATATTTCAAATACATATTCAGTTACATTATCTAATAATTCATTTACATCTTTTTGATTATCTTCAGGTACTTCGCTTCCTGCAACTAAATCTGCCCATCTTGCAAAGTTAGGAACAATACCTGCTTGTAATCTACTAGCAAATTCTTGTACACCAACAACTGCAGTTTCATCAAATATTCTGTCATTACGACTTCTACCTATTGTTTCACTATAAAAACTTTCTCTTTGTGGTAAACAATACTCATAACAATCTTCAAAGGTTGGATTCCATTGGTCTTTAATGGCTAAAGCTTTTTTATACCGAGTCATCAGTTGTTTTACAGGAGAATCTTCGGGATTTATATCTGCTGATGCGGGTTTATAATCTACTACCATATTTTACCTAAATTTTTTATTTATCCATTTGTAACAAAAGTATACGCCTAAACCTAAAAGTATATAACAAATACCATCAAACCAAGATAGATTATGTGCCCAATCTAAGGTTTCAACATTGGGCATATTAGACTCCTAAAGTATCACGTGTTTGTAAATTACCTTGTACTTGGAATCCTTGACCTCCACGTCTACCTGATAATAAACCTCTTCTACCACGAGTACCTGATGCTTGTGCTACTCTATCTTGAAATTGCTGTTCTTTTAATTTACTACGTTCAGCCATTTCTTCTCTTCTTGCGGCGGCTCTTTGTCTGCGCAAAGATTCATCTTGAGGTGGTGGTGGTGGTGGCGGCGGTGATGGACTACTTCCTACACACATTATCGTCTCCTTTCGTATATGCTTTTAGGTTTTAAATTAAAAACATTAAAATTTCTTTTTGCTATTATAGGTTTACTAGATTTATTACCCATTGTCAAAGTTCTTCCTTCTCCTGCTCCTAGCAATAAATATTGTAACGCATCATGTATATGTGAAAATCTATTTTTATTAGGCTTTTCATCATAGCGTTCTCCACTTACTTGAAGTCTACGATAATGATAACCGCCTGTAAATCCTTTGATTAAGTTATGACATTTTTTATCTACTAATAAACCACTTTCTCCATCAACCATTCTATTAAGTGTAGCATTTACTGATTCTAAACGTAAACTTACATCATTGCTAGGTGCGGGTCTTGCCATAATACCTAAGCCTTTAAGTATTTGAAAAGGTGTGTTTTCATCTGTTTGTACTCTATGGTCACCTGCAGGGTCGCCAAATATTTGGAATGGTCGTGGTAAATATTTAGTCATGCTCATTTTCATTAGTTCTGCAAATCTTACTATACCCATATCTTCTGCTACTAGTTCTTCACAAACTATCCACCGATTTCTTATTTTTTGTGCAAATACACAAGCAGGTGTTAAACCAAAATCTATACCAATAAATATAGGAAGTTGCGGTGCAAGAGCAAGTTCTCCTTTAGCTACATGAACATCAGTCCTAAAAGATTCATAGACTGGTTTACCATCTTCTATTTGTCCTAGTTTATTTAAAACATAAACATCAATCCATGATTTTGTTTTACCTCGTATTATATTTTGATAATAATTTGCTGTTAGATTTTTACTATTTTCTTGTTTAGGATTTTCTTTATAACTTTCTATTTCTTTTTCATTATTACGTTGTTCTAGTAATGCAGGTGGTTGATTCCAAAATTTCCAGTTATCTGGTGTTATCAACATCTTAGCTTCTTGTTTACTTATATAGTCTGGTATAATAGATTCACCTGACATAATGCTCCACCAATGGTCTGTATCAGGGGGGTTGGTATCACAGATAACACCATACCAAGTCGGGCCGCCATCACGCATAGAAGGAAAACGGCCCACACGCATAGAACAAGCATCAATAATTGACTTAGGAATTTCTCTAGCTTCATTAATCCATACTCCTGTAAGTTCTAAAGATAATAACTTCTTAACATCTTCAGGTCTATCTAAAGCTAAAAATATAACTTCTAAATCTATATCACCTTTTTA